TTTTTTCAGAATCCGATATAATAGTCTTCGTGACTGATTCGTCATGCCAATATGGCTCAGTTGGTAGAGCAACGCATTCGTAATGCGTGGGTCAGGGGTTCGAGTCCCCTTATTGGCTTACATGAGAAAACCCAGTAAATTCAAGCAACATTGATTTTACTGGGTTTTTTAAATGTTCTATTTTTGCCGAATTAGTACAAAATTGCTGTTACAGCACATAAAAGAAAGTAATGTATTCCACGAAGTATTCCACGAAAATTTATAAACACACATTATTTTGGGTACAAAACAGAGAAAAAAGTTTTTTATTTTCTTTTGTATCCGCTTTGTTAAATAAAATTCGCCAACATTCATATTTTTTTTCGAATTTCTGTTCATATGTGTTTCCGAACAATTTTTCAGACATAAAATCATCAATTCGCTGATCTATAAGCAAACGCTCCTGCGAAAAGGATTGCTGATAAACCGACTTCATGATGCTGTCCGTTTTCCATCCACCTCTGTCCTGCGCATATTTGTCCGGAATCATGAGCAAAGCCATCACAGACGCATTAACATGCCTTAAATCATGAAAAGTCATTTTAGGTATGCCAGAACGCGCTACAAGGCGTGACCATCTTTTTGAAAGTGCAGGAACTGTCAACGGTACAATCTGATCTGTAGGGACTTTGTCTATTAATTCTTTTATATATGGTGGGATTTTCAAAGTTCGGTGTCTCAATGGCTGCTTACCCTTATTTTTTACAACCTGATTTCCGTGTTCATCAGTCACGATAACATCTTTTATCGTTATATAATTTCCGTCCGAAGAAATTGATTTTGACTTTCTCAGCCCGATGATTTCAGATGCAGTGAATGACAGCCACATTGCAAGCAGCACCGGAAGCTCAATGCTCGTCCCTTTTACCATTTGAAAAATTACATCTGGAGTAGAAATTTCATTTTGCGTAATTGTTTTCTGGGGTAGAGTGACATCTGTTTCAATTCCTGGCGCATATGTATCTAGCACCGTCACGATCAGACCATACTCATTGCATACAGTTTTTGGCGAAATGGGAGCTTTGCGTTTTTTCGTAATTCGTTTTGATTCCTCATTAACCGCCTCTTTTAGTACTTCCCGGTCAATCTTTGATAATTTTAAGTGCATAATTGTTCGAAAAGCGTTTCGTTGAATCACACGGTAACCGGTGATTGTGGAGGGAGAGAGAACTGCATCAGATGCCGATATGTATTTATCAATTGCCTCATAAAGAGTCATGTCATCCGGTTTCTTTTGTGTGTTTTTATTTAATTTATATTCACTGATTTGACGGTTGACTTCTGCCGCTGATGAACCGGTAATAGAAATATAAACCTTTTTCATTTTTGGTTTCCCGGTTTTTTCATCAATAATAGGATTCCCATGTTCGTCAAAGCATGGTTCACTGTGGGAATAAACTTTTTTCCTGATGCTTCCACTCGGAAGCTCTCCAATTCTTTTCTTTGCCATAATATCATCCTTCCTAAAAAAGAGTACAAAAAGAACAGCCAGCAGAGAACTGTTGTTCTGCTTGCGATAGCTGCCTTAGAATGATACAATATGCTTGTTCAGGGCGTTGGTATCATTCCAATGCTTTGCCTCTGGTATCTACAGTACCAGGGGCATTTTAATTTTAGATAACATTTTTTATAAATTTACTCCGATTTTCTGCATAAGAGCCTCCTGTAATACCTGTGAAAAATTAATACCAAGAGACACAGCCTCTTCATTTAACCATTCCGGAATGCTCAAAGTTTTCTTAACAGCTTTTGAATTTGTACGCTTTTTATAAGCAAGCATATCAAATTCTATAATGACACAGTATTCATCTTTTCCAACCGGAATCTGATTTACTTCGGAAGCAGCAGGAATGCCTTGTTTTTCCTGTTCACGGCTTGTGAGAGCAAGTCCTAAAGCGTCAACAGCCATTTCATAAGCTTCCTGCATACTGTCGCCCTGTGTCATGCACTCTGGCAAATCTGGAAATGTGATCCAGAAGCCGCCTTCTTCTGCTACGTGAAAAATTGCCGGATAAAATAATTTATTCATAGAAAAGCCTCCTTTTTAGGTGGCTGGGTTATTTCAACCCAGCCTGTTTCAATATTGCCTGCTCCATACCCTTTTTAAGGTCTTTGCAGTGATAAGGAACAATTACTGTTTTTCCAGTCTGTGGATTGTACATTTTTACATGCGAACCATTTTGACTGATAATCTCGAAACCGTTCTTTTTGAGATGAGTAATCATCTCTCTTGAAGTCATTGGCATCTTTTGTATCTCCTTTCCTTATCTAAGAATATTGTAACACGTAACAATACGTATGTCAACATAATTATGTAATAATACGTATAAAATTAGAAGCAGAGTATTCACGCAATTCCAATTTTTACAAGCTCCAGAGCAGTAGGACATAACTCATCAGACACTGCCATTACAAGAAATATGATTTAATTTTAAAGTTATATAAATTGAATAATTATGTCTCTCGGTCTTTATGTGAGTTTTGTAGTCCATTGCATCATCATCATAATCTTCATAATAATAGCGATATTTTCCACCATAAATAGTAGCATCAATGGAAATGATGTTCTTTGAGTCAATAAGTTGCTTAACATGTATACAATCTTCTTTTTTTATATAGCCAACATGTACCCCATCAATAATTACTTTAATAGCATTTTTATCATACTTATTATCTGGCTCTTCTTCTAAAACTACAGATTTTGGTGCGAATAGGTATTTATATATACGTTGACCTTCTGAAAATATTTCGAGAAAATCCTTCCTTGAATAGTCAAATTCATAATTTTCGATTCCTATAGATTCAATGTCATTTTCTCTGAATGATGTTCCAGTTACATGAAATTCTTCTGTATTATAGTCATCAATAGAAATATCATCAGATTTACTGTAAGGTGTATTTTCAACTGGTTGTGAAGAAAATGTTAAGGAATTATTTACTTTTACAACTTCATCAACTGGTTGTGTACTAATATCCTGTAAATTAATATCATTATTTATCCTTGAGCAAGTAGTTGGGGCTGTTTTGCTTAATTCGTTTAGAATTTTCTTGAATCTACTTGCAAGATAAAGAAATAGGATTCCAATAGGAATAAAGATTATCCCACCAAATGATAAAGTGGGTATTCCAATAATAAATGAAACAGCGGCTATTATTAAGTATATGATTCTGTATATTTTTAAAGATAATGGAGATAAGTTATGTTTATTAACATAATTTATACACTGTTCATGAAAATCTTTATTTTTAGACATATAATTCTCCTCTTATAGTTGGTCACTATTTACGCAATTCCAACTTTTACATATTCTAGATCAATAGGGAACAATTCATCAGAGACTTCCGTCCGGTGTGCGTGGCGTTCAATTTTCTGGATATCTTCTTTTCGAAAGTCATCCCCGGTAATATGTTTTAGTGCATGTAAAAAAGCGTCCTGCTGTTCACTGCGTGATAAAGTCTCTTCAATAAAGATTGTGTATGTACCATCTTCGTTTTCGGTAACAGCTTCCCTTACTTTGTGATTTGGAAATTTAATTAATTCTATAAAATAATCAATTATCTTCTCCACGCTCCTTTCTCTTAAGTGCCAGTAGCATCTGGTACACGGTGCCGAGATCCTCTGGCTGTGCATCCTGTGCAGCATCAAAAAGAACTTTTAATTCTTTGTTCTCAAAAATCTTTTGAGCAATATCGGCAGTTTCATCGTTTAGATAGTATTTTTCTCCACCTTCTTTTTCTTCTCCGCTCATAAGATAATCGACCGATACGCCAAAATAGTCAGCTATTTTTTTTGCTTTTGCGCCGCTAATTAAATTTCTTCTTGTTTTCCAACTACTGAAAGTTGATTGACCTATTCCAGTAGCCTTTGAAACTTGATAAGTCGTTACTCCAAACTTTTGTAGTAATTGCTCAAATATTTCATACATTTTTTGTACTCCTTTCACAAAAATTATACACACTTCAAAAATGAGTAGCATTTTTGTTGACAAGGACGAAAGTGAGATGTATATTAAACATGTGCTTCACCAATTCGTAGCAATCATATCTAAGATGACGAACAAAAGTTGTACTACAAAAAAGAAGTGCTTCATCTGGTAATTGAAGTATATCACAAAAGTGAAGCACATGCAATAAATAATATATATTTTAGAAAGGAGGTTCTTATTTTGTATGAGAAATATGAAGAACTGTTAAAAAAGACAGGCAAAACTTCATATCAGGTTTCAAAAGATACCGGGATTGGACAAAATACTTTGTCAAATTGGAAAACTGGAAGGAGTAAGCCCAAGGTTGAGAAGCTTAAGATTTTAGCAGCTTATTTTGGTGTTAAATTGGAAGAGCTGATCTAGGAGGTGTGGAATGGAAGAGAAAAAAAGTAAAATCGGAAAACTGCCACACGTCCAAAGTGGAAGCATGGCAGAGAAAGTGCTTGAATCCATTTTGAGTGGGAAATCCACTGTAAACGAAGCAAGAGCATCTTTTGGCTTGAAACCCATAGAAGGTGGCGATGTGTTATATCAGGGTAGCACTTAGTTCATAAAAAGGAAAGAGAGAAAATGTTGGATAAAAAATTGAAAAGAAATTTAATTGCATGTTGTATATCATTAATTCTAATAAACATAATGACAGGAATTATGAATTTAAGCTTTGACAAGTTCCAGTTCGGTTCTGTTTTTATGCTTCTCTATTTATGTATTACAGAGATTTTAAAAGAGAATTAATAAATGCTTTTATTTCATCCTGATACATACTTAAAAAATATGTGGCGACCCAAGCCAAAATATTGAATATTTTTGAAAATGAAGCAGGTGTTCTGAAACCCATGCAATTAATGATAGTGCTTGGTAAAATAATTAAATTTTTTACAGCACAAAGAGGATTGAAACTATTTTTTAAATATTTTTGAAAAAAATTTCTTGTCATAAAAAGCTCATCGTAAATGCGTAGAGTATTATTATAATTTTCATAATCTGGTTTTCCATAACCAAGAGATGGAGAATTAATAGAAAGATAATCACAAATATCTGGATATTTTGCCAGAACATCGTTTAGCAATTTTTTACAATCATCACCTATAAAAAAAGCATTGGAAGATGGTTTCACAGATTTTAAAAAAGCTTCAATAGTATTTATACAAGATGAAATTTTCATTATGTCAACAATATATTTGATTATAGAATAAAAATATATTAAAAACAGAAGAATTAGTAGAATTTTAATCATTTTGTGCTCCTTACTTAACAAATTTTCATTTTAAATCGTAGCACTAAATTAATAAAAAGGAAAGAGGGAGATGTCCATATGGCAAAATCAAATTTGTGTGAAAATTTACAGCAGAAGAGATTTGATTACGTTGCCGGTGCACTTACTGGTGGATTCCGGCAGAAGAATCTCAACACAAAAGACATCAGTAAAAAAAGCGGAATCCCTGAGAGAACTGTAACGGAACGTTTAAATCACCCGGAAAAGATAAAATTGGAGGATTTATATAAATTAGCTGACGTTGCAGGAATACGAATCATCTTTCAACAAAAAGAAATACCAGAATAAGGAGGGATATGCGGATGATATTAAAAAACTTAAGAAGGGAGGTTCACCATGAAGAGAATAGGGAAAATAATCATGTCTGTCGGTGCATTTATCTCTGTGACCGGAGCTTGCGCACTCGATTCAGAGAGTCTGATATACAGCAGAGTGCTTCTGATCATCATGATCGGTATTCTTACAGCACTCGCCGGATACGGTTTAATTTATTTGGACGATTTCATTCCAGACATAAAGAAATCGCACCCTTCAATGCTTTGGCGAGCAGGTGCGATTCATAAGGAATTTAAATAACTCCACTTCTCTATTATAATAACACGTTTTTTCAGAGAGGTAAAGATTAATTTTGCTTAGTAATGAGGAAATCATAAAAAAACTTTATAAACAGCCGGAAGTTTTCATGAAAGCAATCGCAAAGCAGGAATACGCAAAGGCAGTATTTACGGAATACATAGCCGAATGTGTATGTCTGTTCTGTGAAGTGCCGGAAAATGTGAGAACGGAGCTTTTCGGTGACAGACATTGTGATCCCCCGATTGACGGATTATTTCCGGAACATCTTGTTATTAAAGCAAACGATCAGATGATTTTATCTCATAAGACATTGCAGGAACTTACCTTAAAAGAAAAACGTGAAAGAGAGAAGGAGTGGGAGGAATGCCAGAAGCGGTTTCAAAAGAAAAATATTTAAAAGCGGTAAAGCTTTTAAATGATCTGACGTACACAGATTCACTCATCAGTCAGATTGAGGATGATTATAAAATGACATATCTGAAAGCCCAGCCGAAAGGGATAACCTATGACAAAGTCGGATCATCTGGAAACGGAATGACCAGCCAGGTAGAAGAAATCGCTGTTGAACTGGAGCATCTGAACCACCAGAAAAAGCAGCTTATTCAAAAGTACGCAAAGAAAAAAGCGGAAATTTACCACATTTTAAATAAAATGCAAACGCTGGAACACGTTAAAGTTCTCTTGATGTTTTACTCCGAGAAACTTTCAGGGGATAAAGTTGCGGAACGCATGAACTACAGCCGGACATGGGTGTATAGGGTGCGCAGACGTGCCATAGAAGAGTTTGCGGAATACATGGAGGATTAATAGTGTTTAACAGGGAAAATTCTTATTATGAAGGATATGAACAGGCACGGACGAATGGTGTGCCGCTGACGGAGCTTTATGCTACTGCCTACAATGCATGGGTATCTGATTTCGATATGCCTATAGCCCAATCAGACGATCTGGAAACTTATATGAAGTATCTGGCTGGCACGATCACGCTCAAGGCAATGGAAAATGATGGGTATGATTTTGTAAAAACCGATCAGAAGACATATTGCTTTGTAAAGAAATGATTCATGTGTGTTTATCCACTGAATATATATCACGACTGTAACATTGAAAGTCAGATTATTCTCCCGGAACAGCCGCCGGGAGAGGAAGGGAGAATGATTTATAAGGGAATGTCAAAGTTAATCAGAGAAAATCACAGCAAATCAGAGTTAATAAAAGTTAATCAGAACATATCATTACAAATCAGAATGGTGGTGTGGACATGAACAGACTTGGTTTTCTCATTCTCTCAATCCTGAAACAGAATGAAGCTGTCAACAGCGTTTCCGCAATGTCATTAAGAGAGATAGTCGAATCAGAGGACTTCGGGTATCGGGAGAATACAGTTTTTAAAAAAATAAAAGAATTTGAATTATCGGGATATGTTTTAAAAGGCATGAAGGATGGAAGGGCAGACACTTTTTTTATCACAGATGCTGGACTGGAAGCCTTAAAAAACATCTTGAATTAGGAGGATTAAGTAAGTGAAAAAGAAAATCGCATTTATTGCAATCGGACAGGCTGGCGGCAACATCGGACAGCTTTTCGAGGAAAGAGGATTCAGTGTTTTATATTTAAACACGTCAGAAGAGGATTTATCAACCTTAAAAACCGCAAAATATAAGTACCACATTACCGGGGGCGAGGGATGCAATAAAGACCGGAAAAAAGCGAAACAGCTCGTTATCGACGATTACGACCAGATAGCTGCGGAAATGGACGCAAAGCTGGCCGCGGAAATTATTTTTGTGGTTTTTGCAAGCGGCGGCGGTACTGGCTCTGGTGCCGGCCCGATGCTCTGTGATCTGCTTCTGGACGATGGTAAGACAGTCGGAGCGGTGACTGTGATCCCGGCTCTTGACGAGAGCGTAAAGTCTCATGTCAATTCATATGAGTGCTTTGCAGAGCTTACGAAGATTGAGGGACTGGCTTCATGTTTCATTCTGGACAACGAAAACGGCAATAAGCTTGGTCTGAACCGCAGTTTTGTGGATGATTTCACAGCATTTGTTGAGATCCCGGAACGAATCCAGAATGTAGAGGGAAACATTGATAAGGCAGAGATTCAGGAAGCATTGAAAGCGCATGGAATGGCTGTCATTTTACACAGCACGGCAGACAGTGCAGATGTCATTAAAAAGCTTCAGGACAATATTTATGCCCCGATCGAACCGGACCGTGTTGTGAAATATATCACGGCAGAAATGAGCAGCAATGTCAGAATGACGGATGTGGAAAAAGATCTCGGTGTTCCAGTAGACACATTCCAGACAGCCGGAGAAGAAACGGTTTTATGTGCATCCGGGTTAAGCTTTCCGCAGACCAGATTAGACCTCATTTATGAGCGGATAGATGAGAACCGGGAGACCATAAAAAAGAACCTCAAGGCAACTCACGATCTGTCGCTGAAGGGGGACGTGGATTTTCTGAGTGAGCCGTCCAATATCACGAAAAAGGATGAGGAGAAAAAGCCGAAGTCCAGAAGGGATATCATGACAAAATACTTATAAATCATGCATGAGGTGACCGGATTATGAGCGGAAATTATATAAAACTGTATCGGTCTTTTCTGGAGTGGGAATGGTGGCATGATGCGAATACGAGCAGGGTGTTTTTATACATATTGCTGATGGCGAACTGGACAGATAAGAAGTGGAAAGGGACGACCATTAAGCGTGGATCATTCGTGTCCTCGTTCTCAAAAATCGCTCTTGCAACTTCCCTAACTGTTGACCAAGTCCGTACCGCAGTGAAGCACTTGCGAGATACCAAAGTGATTACCACAGAATCGACACCGAAAAACACAGTATTTACGGTGGTTTGCTATGACAAGTACCAAGGTTTTACCGAAGCAAATCCCAAACAGAATACCGAACAGTTTACCGAACAAATCCCAAACAACAGCCCACCCAAATCCCAACAACATAAGAATATAAAGAATATAAAGAATAATAAATATATATATAGTGCGGCAGTGATACCGCACCTTAACCAGAAAGCAGGGACACGTTTCCGAGAAGATTCGGATTCGACAGAGCGGTTGTTGTCAGCGAGGGCAAACGAGGGATTTACGGTTGAGGACATGATTAAGGTTGTTGATAAAAAATGCGAGGAGTGGATAGGGACAGAGTTTGAAAAGTATTTAAGACCGAAAACGCTATTCAACGCATCACACTTCGAAGAGTACATTAACCAGAAAAACAATCCGGCAAAGAAAAAGCCGGAGACTAAAAATAAATTTAACAATTTTCATCAGAGAGAGCGCGACTGGGACGAATATGAAAAATGGGCTTTGAATACGAAGTCACCAGTCATACCGAGGAGAAATAATGAGCAGAGCAGCAAGATTTGATATTTTTTATCAAGGCAGACTGTACAGAAAAAATCTGACAGCAGCCGAGATCACAAAAGAGTTCGGATGTAAGTCCGCCATGGTTTACCAGGCAGCAAATACCGGACATAAGATTAATAGAGTTTTTGAAGTTAAAAAAATTTATCCGGAAAACGAAAAGAAGCTGGAAAATATCAACAAAGCTTCGATACCTGATAATTTTAACGAAGAGTGGAGAAAGTGCACGGAAGCTTTTAAAAACGTCATATGGGTACAGAGCGGAGGAAAGAGGTTGATGTTGCATCATGGAAAAGGATGAATTTATAAGATTTCTGGAAAACAAAGGAATTGACGCAAAGCTGGAAGACGGTGTTGTAATGATCCTTTACGATGGCGGCACGCTTTCCCCTAGCGAGGTTTACAGAAAGTTTAATCTGGCTAAAAAGTTTGCAGAAGAAAACAAATACAGAGGTTCGCTTGGTATCAGAAAGCGTAGCGGTAAAGTCCATGTCGAAGCTGATCCGGACAAAAACGGATTTATAAAACCGGATGAAGCCCCACCATTTCTCAATCTGGAACAGACGGAAGAAACAGCGGATTTTGAGCAGATGTCACTTTTTAAACAGTGAGTTTTTCAGAGAAAAATATATAAAAACACACCTTTTAAGAGAACGGATAAACAGTGGGTTTTTCAATTTTTCAAAAAATGCGAAAATACACCGTTTAAAATAGCCAAAAGCTAGGAAAATAAAGGCTTTTGAGAAAAGTGTCTGTAAAAGTTAAGAGGTGTTGTACAGCGGCAGCACAGAAAATATAAAAAAATCTGTGAAACAGATAAGAGCATGATTTTACGAGGTAGAAATATGACAGAGTGTATGAAAAGCATGGCTAAGAAGCCACATACCAATGCAGACCGGATCAGAAGCATGACGGATGAAGAGCTGGCAGTCAATATGATGTGCCCGAATGAAAATGGGTTAGCCGAAATTGACTGCGACAAAAATGATAATTGTAATTGTTACGAGTGCTTATTAAAGTGGCTTCGGGCAGAAAGTGAGGAATAGCATGGAGAGATTAACGACAAATAAAAGCGTGGCTGACATGTCGATGATCGAGCTGGCACATAATAGCTGCTATGCAGATGATGAGCGCAATGCCAGATACAGAGATTACGATATGGAAATGGATGCACGTGATTTTGCAAGAAATCTTATGGTTGCATTGGCAGAAGATGAATTGCCAGTAGATGACGCAGAGTTTGACGAGGAAATATTGGACAATTTAACGATAAATCCGTTTTCAGATGTCCGTGGTCTGATTGCGTTGTTCTACCGCAATATGTGGGCAATGGCAGATTTGAGGGAAAAGTTGAAAGACTATGAGGATGCCGAAGAGCAGGGATTACTTTTGCGGTTGCCGTGCAAGGTGGGAGATAAGGTATATCAGATAAGCGAAAACTTTATTGAACCATGTACGGTTGAGACAATATTCTTGGGAAATTATAGGGATAGAAGTGGAAATTGGTGTAACATGGCAGAAATTCATTATGACAGGGATGATTGCCCTTATGTGTCTACAGAGATATATTTCACTGATATTGGCGAAACGGTATTCTTCACAGAAACTGAAGCCAAAGCCAAGTTGAAAGAAATGGAGGAAAAGGATGGAAGATAGATATTTATGTAAAGCAAGACCAATAGGGACTAGAAAACAGTGGGTAACTGGATTTTATGCAGTTCTTGGAGAAAAGACGGTGATTATCGTAAATGAGCCGGAAAAGTTTTATGACGTTGATAGCGAGAAAAACAGTCATGGAAATAAGATTGTAGAGGTTATACCTAAAACCGTCTGCCAGTGCACCGGACTTAAGGATAAGAATGGCAAGCTGATTTTTGAGAATGATATTCTTTCAGGGCATATCGATGATGAGTTTCCAGAAGATGAGACGAGAAACTGGATGATTTTGATTCAGAGAATTTTGAAGTGATCGGCAACGAAATTGACAACCCGGAATTGTTGGAGGTGTGACTATGACAATTGATGAAGCTATATCACACGCAAGAGAAGTAGCTGAATGCCAAAAGATGTCAGCAAGACTAATCGAAGATAATGCGTATATTCCAGAATCGGTTGATAAAGAAGCCATTACATATGGCAATACTATATGTGCAAACGAACATGAGCAACTTGCTGAATGGTTGGAAGAACTGAAGCAGTACCGCGCAATCGGCACTTCGGAAGAATGCCTGGCGGCGGTGGAGAAGCAGAACGTCAATAAGGAATTGGAAAGCCACGATGAAAAGCACACTCTTGAATGTTGTATCAGCCTTATGCAGGAAATGGTTAATGAATTTGCAGAATGGTACAGATGGCAACATGGAGAGGATGCGATTGAGGAACTTGACAAGGAAGAGAGGTTTTGTTTTAGAAAATCATACTTTAGCATTGTACAGGAACTGTTTCTTATAGGCACAAACCACTCCGGCGGTACATCTACCAGAGCGAAGTGTGAGCAGTTAGGTGTTGATAGTGCAGAAGAAATTGAATTTGATTGGAGTGATGAAGAATGAGTGAAGAACTGAAGCCATGTCCGTTTTGTGGCGGAGAATGCAAGATAAAAGCGGCAGAAAAAGAATACATAGGATTTACAATATGGTGCGAGTGTGAAAATTGCCATGCTCAAGCAAGTGGATATTGTCCTGATATGAAAAAAGAAGATACCGCAATTGTAAACATTGATTCTTGCAGGAATAAAGCTGTAGAAGCGTGGAACAGGAGGGCGAACGATGGGAAGATTAATTGATGCGGATGTTCTGATGGCTGATGTCAGGAACACAATAACAGAGGAATCTGGCGCAATTGATTGGATAAACCTGATTAATCGTCAGATGACAGCTTACGACACTGACAAAGTTGTAGAGCGGTTGGAAGAAGTAAGACAAATAAACGCATCAGCAAATGCAGAAGCGATTGAAAGAATGTGCGGAGCATCAGCAAATTATTATAAAGGTGCAGAATGTGCATATGAAAGAGCAATCGAGATTGTGAAAGGCGAGTGTGCCACAGAACAGTCATGCGAGTGGAAACTTGAAGATTTAGAATCAAACCTTTATGTAACAGGGTGTGAAAATCGGCAGTTGATATTTGAAGGCACGCCAGAAGAAAACGGCTATAAGTATTGCCCTTACTGCGGCAGAAAGATAAAGAGAGGTGGAGCGGATGGTGATTAAACCGATTTTATTCAACACAGAAATGGTTCGGGCAATTCTGGACGGAAGGAAGACTTGCACCAGGCGTGCGATAAAGCCACAGCCGGATGAAAAGCATAAATTCCCACTCGGTTTTGTTACCGACAGTACAGAAAAGAAAAAGGCAGGATGCTTTGGATTTGGCATTGATGAATACGGTGGTTCTATTCAGTATGCAAAGCCGCCATATCAGCCGGGCGATATATTGTATGTTCGGGAAACATGGCAATGTTGGCGAGCACACCGATACGAAGCAACTGCTGACATAAGATTCAGAGCAGGCGGAGATGATGTGAGGTTGCAATTTGCAAACGGAAATACAGATTCTATAAACCGATTAGATTATGACACATTTGTACATAAATGGTTCAGTCACTATGGAGAGTGGAAACAATCATTATTTATGCCGAAAGAAGCGGCGAGAATCTGGCTGAAGGTGACGGATGTACGGGTGGAGCGGTTGCAGGATATGACAGACGATGATGCAGAAGCAGAGGGATGTTTCGATTATACATCAACAGCACTTGGTTTTTTTGATGTATGGGATTCCACCATCAAGAAATCCGATCTTGACCGCTACGGATGGAATGCTAATCCGTGGGTGTGGGTAATAAAATTTGAACGGTGTGAGAAGCCGGAAACGAAAGTTAATTAAATGACAGAAAGGAAAAATAATCATGGAAGAATTAGCAAAAGTAATAAGTAAATTTGAAAGCATTGAGTGGTTGGTTGCAGAAATACGCGCAGGAGAAAACGTTGAGACGGTGGAGGAATTGACAGAATATCTGGAATCCGAATTGAGTTATGCCACTGAATAGCAGAATAAGGAGGAATAGAAAATGCCTAAAGCAGTATTGATTATGGATATGCCGGAATCGTGTTTTGGTTGCAACTTTTTGTATTGTAACGCGGATGCAAGTATTGACAGTTGCCAGGCTATGGAAGTATCAAGAATTGTTGATTCTGAAACATACGAAAAACCAGATTGGTGTCCACTTCGGGAACTGCCGGAGAAAGCAAATCATCCTGCTTATTGTGATAATGGAAGATTTGATAAAGGCTGGAATGCCTGCTTAGATGAAATTTTGAAGTAAATCGAAAGGAGTGAGAGGTTTGCTGGCCAGCGTGAAAGAGCTCTTTACTCCGAGAAAAAAATGGAATCAGTAAAAGAAAGAATGGAGCGGATCGGAGCATATGAGAAGATTGCATCATTTATGCAGAAAGAAAAGCAGCCATATGAATATAAAAGAAAATATGCACAGATCAGAGCAGAAGAGTTCGCAAGTGAATGTGATGGAAGATTGCTCAACTACCATGTTTCGGTCGGTGGACTTGACAGTATAATCTTATACCTGTTTTTACATGAGGTATGCGGAATTGATGCACCCGGAGTCAGTGCATCTACACTGGAAGACAAGAGTATACAGAGAGTACATAAAGCTCTTGGAATTATCAATGTGCCACCGCTGAAAAGGGATGATGGTACTTATTGGACGAAACCAAAGGTCATACAGGAATTTGGATTTCCGGTCATTTCAAAGGAAGTGGCTACCAAGATAGAATTGTTACAAAATCCGTCAGAGAAAAATAAAACTGTCCGCCATGCGATTATTACTGGGGAGACTGGAGAATATGGCGGATGGCAGAAAAACTCTAAAATGCAGCTAAAACAGAGATGGTTAAAGCTGTTCGGTGGATATGAGAATGAAAATGAAGGTTGTGATTTCCAGAAGCCAGATTTTCTCGTATCGTCCAAGTGTTGTTATTACCTTAAAGAGAAAAACTGTGATGACTGGGGAAAAGAGCATAACAGTGTGCCGTATCTGGGACTGATGGCATCCGAAGGTGGCAGACGTGCCAAGAGCCTGCGGATGAATGGTTGCAATTATTTTGGAGCATCCACGATCAGATCAGCACCATTTGCTATATTCCATCGACAGGATATTTTAGCACTTGCCTTAGAGATGGATCAGATGTGGAAAAGCGGACTGAAAGAAAAATATCATGAGAAGCTTTTGAAAGAAGGAAGATTATCTCAAAGTTTTGAAATGCCAGACAGCATTATACCGGAAATCTACGGAACGATTGAGAAAAAGCCGGATGGAACGCTTTATACAACTAAGGCACAACGTACCGGATGCAGTATGTGCGGTTTTGGAATCCACATGGAGAAACGCCCACATCGGTTTGATCTGTTGTATGAGAGCAATCCGAAAGAGTGGGATTATCTGATGTTCCATATGTGTAAGGACAAGGATGGGAACGATTATGGATGGGCGAAAGTGCTTGACTATATCGGTGTTGGATGGGATCCGTCCACGATCGGTGGAAATTGCAAAGGACAAATGAGGTTAGAAGATTTCCTAGAGGTGATGCCATGATTCAGATATTAGAATTATTTGGCGGTATTGGTTCCCCAAGATGTGCGTTGCGCAACTTGGGAATTCCGGTAAAAGCCATTGATTATGTGGAGATAGATAAAAAAGCTGTTCGCTCCTACAATGCCATGTTTGCGGACGAGCTTCCCTATAAGACACAATCGGTTGTCGGGTGGAATCTTAAACCGGATATTTTGATACATGGAAGTCCATGCCAAGATTTCAGTATTGCGGGAAAACAGAAAGGTGCAGATGAAGGATCAGAAACACGATCAAGTCTTATGTGGGAGACAATACATATTATTCAACAGATGGGAGCATGGAAACCAAGGTATGTAATCTGGGAAAATGTGAAAAATGTCCGTAGCAAATATATGGTACATAACCACAACCGTTATATGTCTGAACTTGCAAGGATGGGATATACAAACAGCTATGAGCTTTTGGATGCAAGGGATTTTGGGTTGCCACAGGCACGACAAAGGATATTTACGGTATCGGTGCTTGGAACAGAATATTTTGATTTTTCCAATCTGATACATACGCCAATGAGGAATATCAATAATTTTCTGGAAACAGATGTTCCAGATTATTACACAGTAACACAACCAAGCATGTTGCAGAGGATAGACGGGTTATCTGATTACAATGGAAGTTTTAAAGGCAGAGTTCCGGTTATTAAAGACTATGCTATGACAATCACATGCAAGCAGATGAGAAGTCCAAACAGTGGCGTGATTGATTTGGGGAATGGAAAATATAGGTATCTTACCGAAAGAGAATGTTGGCGCATTCAAGGGTATTCAGATGAAGATTTTGAGAATGCACTTAGAGTACATCCGGGAAAACAAAATTGTCTGAACGGAGCTTTATATAAGCAAGCGGGAAACAGCATTCCTGTGCCGATATTTGAAAGCCTATTTCGAAAGATAATTCTTGGAGAAACAGAAAAGATGGATGAGCAGACCGGACAGCTCCGGTTTGCCTAAGCAGTTTTAAATTTCAGTATTAAGTAAAAGGAGAAAAAATATGGAAAAATTCTATATTGTTACAAATGAAGATTTTTTAAATGAAATTAAAGATTACAACATTCATGATGAAGAAAGGCGAAAATTGATAAATGAATTTTTTGACGAAAAAGGAATTGCAGGACACGCATATCATATCGGCGGAAATGGATTTTGCAATAGACCATTCGAAGATTTCGAAAAACACAGTATTCGTCTTTACGTTGAGGATTGTGAAGAAAATAATGCAAAGTTCGGTAAGGAATTATTAAAACCTGTCAATATATTCTGTGATTCCGATGTGATGATGCGTAGTTTCAGAGCAAACAGCAAGACATTAAAAGAGTTTCAAGAATTATGCATTGAGAGAAAAATCATAATTAATAATCATCCAGTTAGAGAAGGCGATTATTTTAAGGAATTGCGTTACGGCGGTTATTCAGTTACCAGATTTGAACATGACGGAAAATGCTATCTGAACGTTAAAACTAAAAAGAATGGAATAACACCAGAGAGTGATGGGTTCACAGAAATTAAGGGAAGTGAGTATTACAAAGCACTTGAAGAATTTGAAAGTGGGAACTAAAAAGGTCAGTTAAATTAGAATTTAAAGGTAAAAAACATGGCATGGTACGCACTTTATAAATGGTATAAAGATTGGAGCAGAATAGGATACCCTAATATGATTAGTTGGTATTCTGAAAAGCTGAATCCACCAAAATGGACAATATTAAGATTTTAGGAGGAAATTAAAATGGCAAAAATATCAAAGAAAACAATAAAAGAACTTGAGGACATTTTAGACAGAGGCTGCGACTATGCCGATACTCAGACAGTTGTAACAGAATATGCAAACGAAGCACTAAAAGAAAGTGGTTGCGATATTTGTCAGTGTGACGATGCGATGATAGTTGACTGGGATGACAAGCCAATTTGCACTGTTGAAGAATTTGCAAATATCTTCTGGGATAAAGCAGTAGAGGGCATATTAAATGTGTTAAAAACACAAGAATAAGGATTTGAGAGGTAAACTGAACTTTAACGGATGAAAGAAGGTGTGAAAAAATGAAGATTATTATAGGAATCATAATATATGCGTTCATCGGATGCGTATTTGCCGGATTCTTAGAAGATGATCCTGTAGATGAGATGGATACGCTGGCACAGGTAGCATTATGGCCGATAATATTACTTATTATCATTGCTTGGATACTTTCCATAATTCCGCTAACAATTGGACGAGTATTAAGAGCCATTTTTGATTTTTTTAACATGAAGAACTGAATATTGATATTTTTGCCGGCTGAAATATGCCGGTAAAAACTGTAGTACATTGATAATTGAATATTGGCGGTTGGAGTGGTATAATCTCGATATCTTGTCATGGAGGAACAGTTTGCAAATGTACTATGTAGGATTTTTAGATATTCTTGGATTCAAAAAAATTGTATGCGAAAAAGAAGAAAAAGATATTTTAAATATATTTGAGCAGATTCAGTGTATTATTGATAATTTGAAAAAAGAATTTGACATAGTTCCTATTTTCTATAGAATTATGTCAGATAGTATAGTTGTTGCCTGTGATGATTCAATCCCTCCCGCATTGACAGTTGTATTATATTGCTGTGGGAAGATACAGGAACTATTGTTGGCAAATGGTATTTTATTAAGGGGTGGAGTGTCACATGGAAAATTCTACTATAATGAAGCGATTATGTATGGCAAAGGACTAGTTTCTGCGTATGAATTGGAAAACAATATATCGAAATATCCAAGAATTGTAGTCGATACCTCCTCAATCATAGAATATAAGAGTAAAATGAAAGATACAGATGTATATTTTGAATTATTCAATTTACTTGAGAAGGATACACAAGATATCTATTATATAGATACTGCATTAATGTATTTACATGATATTTCCCAAAAGGAACTCATATACAGAATAAAAAAAATAAAAGAATTATTAGAAAAAAATTTACTTAATATTAAGTTACCGCTGAATGTGAGAGAGAAGTACATTTGGATTAAAGATGAATTCAATGATTTTATGAAAAGAAATCCACAGTATTCGAGTTATCAAATTAAAATAGATGTTAAATAATTGTTCGATACCAACCGTCAATATTCGATGGTTGGTAAATTTTATAGATATATATAGGTTGTTTTAGAGGAAGGAATAAAGATTGTAAAATGGATATCACCCAATTCTTTAGTGAAGATAGTGTTGTATGGCATATTGTTGAATTTTTAGCACCATTTTTAATTTTAATAATAACGTTACATGATGAGAGAAAACAAACTGCCAAATATAAGAGGCAGGAGATAAAGTTGCAATATTTGAAAGAATGTATTAGTTGGCTGAGCGAATTAGAAATGTTAGCGTATATTGTTTCGGATAAAGCTGCTGAGTGCGTATACACATTCGATACAGAGAAGTTTATTACAAATCATAGGGAATTTAACCGGGAAGCAAATGCAATGATGGAAAAATGTTTAGCAGGAATAGGGACATATAGTAGCGTGTCAAAAGCATTATGTATAGAATTTGACACAGAAGAGATTAGACATTTAACCGGGAAATTTATGAGCAATCTGCGTGAAACATGCAAAGAGAGCTGCGGGGAACAGGAAGGACAGCAGGTAAAAAAGATAAATAGTAGCACAACAGCATTTCAAAAAGAGATAAGAAATAAAATTTCCTTAGTAGGAGAAAATGTATCAAAACTATTAAAAGATGAAAAGTAAGACTATGTATGATATAATAGTTATATAAGTTAGCGCCATTGAGCCGAATATTAGTCATTAATTTGATTGATGTCCGGCTCTTTTTATTTGTGTGATAGGAGAGGAAGTGAGATAGTGGAGAATTACGAGAAAGCAGAACAGGATTATATGTCAGGAATGAAATATAAGGATATAGCGGAGAAGTACGGAACCACTATCAACACTGTCAAGAGCTGGAAAAAACGGTATGCATGGAGTAGAGGAGAGGGTGCACACAAAGCGGAAAAGGTGTGCACACAAAAAAGCAAGGGTGCACCAAAGAAGGAAGCACCTATAGATGATGGCACGAAAGCAACATTACAGAATGATGATCTGACGCCGGAACAGCAGATGTTTTGTATATATTACAGTAGGACCTTCAATGCGGCGCAGAGCTACCAGAAAGCATATGGATGTAGTTATGAATCGGCGATTGCAAACGGTTCACGACTGCTAACAAATGATAAGGTTCGAGCAGAAATCGAACGCCTGAAAGAAATTAAGCGCCAGCAGATAGTAGCCGGTGCAGATGATTTTGTAGAAATACAGATGCGAATAGCTTTTTCAGACATGGGAGATTACTTATCTTTCGGCAGAGAAACAGTAAGAATTATGGGGGCGTTCGGACCGATAAAAGATCCAGAAACAGGAGAATATCTTACAAAAGAAGTAAATACCGTACATCTGGCAGAATCTTGTAATGTAGATACGCAGATCATACAAGAGGTAAAACAAGGGAAAGATGGAGTATCATTAAAGCTTGCCGATAAGCAGAAAGCATATGATTGGTTGACAAAGTATTTCTTACTACATCCAGACGATAAGTATAAGGCAGAATTTGACAAGAAGCGTGCAGAGGTCAAGGATGACACCGGAGAGGAAATCCTTAAGAATATGCAGACCATAGCAGATATTTTGAAAAATCCGGTGGCGAACCGCAGAATAGAAGATTTTGAGGAGAAAGCAGATGAATAGCCCGGCACCGTTCAGTGAGCGGCAATATCAATACTTTCTCTGGTGCATGAGCAGCTGGTTTAATGTAGCGGAGGGCGGCAAGCGTGGCGGCAAGAACGTACTGCAGACCATTATATTCTGTTCGCTGCTGGAAACACATCAGAATAAAATACACCTTGTAGCCGGAGTATCAAATGCGACGGCAAAGCTTAATATTTTGGACTGTGATGGATACGGTTTGCTGAATTACTTTGAGGGCAGATGCCGCGAGGGCAAGTATAAAGACCGTGATTGCGTGTACGTGCAGACCAAAACCGGGGAGAAGATTGTCCTTATATCCGGTGGAGGTAAAGACGGGGATGAGAAGTTGATAAAGGGTAATACTTACGGCATGGCATATGTGACAGAAGCGAACGAATGCCACCCGAAGTTTTTGAAAGAGGTCTTTGACCGAACGATGTCAAGTTCCGACCGTAAGATATTTCATGATCTGAACCCGAAAGAGGAAGAGCATTGGTATTACACAGAGATACTTAAATTCCACGAGAAACAGCAGGAGAAAAATCCAGATTACGGATATAACTACGGACACTTCACTCTGGTGGACAATATGAGCATGACGGATGAGCAGATCAGAAAAGTTCTTAGCACCTATCAGAAAGGCACAGTATGGTACAGGCGAGACATTAAAGGTGAGCGTGCTGTTGCAGAAGGAATCATTTTTCGGAAGTTTGCAGAGAACAATGAACCATATCTGTATGATGAGGATACAGATCCACTGTTTGAACGTGATATAGAGGGCAAACTGCTACACCGCCCATCAAAAATTACGATGGGTATAGACTTCGGTGGAAACGGATCCATGACAACCTTTGTGCTGAAGCTTTACTTCCACGGATATCATGATCTGAGGACGGCAGAGGAGGCAAACTTGGAACTGTCACCAGACATTGATGCGGAAGCGATATGCAGTAAGTTTATAGAGTTTTTCAAATACTGCCAGGGAAAGTACGGATTTATTGACTGGGTATTTCCAGACAGCGCAAGCACAACGATGATAAACAGCCTGCGGAGTGCTGCGAGAAAAGCAGGACTGCCATACCGGAATATTAAAGGTTGTAGGAAGAATGAAGTATCAGACAGACCACGGACGTATGACATGCTGATGAATACCGGAAGGTGGAAGATAAACCGGAATTGCACAAAGCTACGAAGTGCGATCGGTAAGTTGAAATGGGATCCAGACCACCCGGACATACCAGAGGATAAAAACATCGGAAACTGCAATGACTGGTGGGATGCGGAGAACTATACAATTTTGGATTTTATTGAATATGTTGATCTTGACAGAAGATAGGAGGAAGAGATGGAGGATTGTGTAAAAGCATTTTTGAATAAAAAAGGATACGATGTAAATGATAAGGCATTAACGATCATTCATGCATGTGATGACTGGTACGCGAACCGATTGATAAGTGATTTCCATAAGCGAAAAACAATCAATGGGATACCATATGAGCTTACAAGACTGAATTTTGCAAAAAGATGCTGTTCTGATGACGCTAATCTCTGTGAGGTGCTTGAGATCAATGCAGGAGAAGGGGAACAAGCGGATTTTGTAGCAAAGGTGCTTGCTGGCAGTAATTTCAACACGCAATACCGTAAACAGTTAGAAAAAACCTCTGCGGATGGAACAGTAGCCTGTTATATCCGCTTGGACAATGCAACGATTATGGATGATTCTTCTGTGAGAGGTGGAGATATTAAGCTTAATTATGTGGAAGCAGATGCGTTTACGCCACTCACTGTGGAGAATGATATTGTGGTTGAGGCGGCATTTTCTGGAAGTACACTGGTCAAGGGAAAGAAGCAGACAACACTCGTGTTATTCTTGCTTGGCGAGAATAATCTATATACTGCGGAGACACATATTTTTAATGATCGTGGAGATGAGGAAGTTGGAAAACAGACGATTGTGCAGCTTGGTGATGTGAAACCGTTTGCTGTTATGCGTGTTGCTGAAGTGAATAATCTGGATAATATGGAAGGCTACGGACTGCCTAAATTATGGAATGCAATTCCAGCACTTAAGGTTGTAGATTTATGCTATAACGCATTGTTTAGCGATTTGGACAAGTCTGAAAAAATTATACTGATAAATGAATTACTTTGTGCTTTTGATGATGATGGAAATCCAATATTAACTCCTGAACAAAAAAAATTATTTGTATTTACAGGGGAAAAACTTCCTGAAGAGAAGGGGCTTATTCAAGAATATAATCCTGAAATCCGAGTAGAACAGATTACAAAAGCAATTGAACTGGCACTATCATTATTATCTATGTCTTTTGGATACGGAACAAAAAAATACAGCTTTGAAAATGGACAGATTAAGACGGCTACTGAGTATTTCGGTGAAAGGCAGGATGCCATGCAGGAGCTTGGAAAGCAGCGACAAGTAGCCACTGAATATATACAGGATATCTGCAGAGCTGTCATGTGGTTTTCAAATAAATACCATGATACAGCATATAATTTAGACGCAGAGATCACAATTGGTTTTGATGACTCTTATGTGGAAGATAAGCAGGCGAAACTCGAAGCGATGAGAGCGGATGCATTATCGTTCCCGGAAGTGCCAATTTTAAAGGTTTGGTATATGATGGAAAAATATAATATTCCAGAGGATGAAGCTAAGAAATATATGCAATATACAGACGAACCAATTGACGATGTTGATGATTAGGAGGGATTTAAAGGGCATTATCAGAACAGCAGATAGATGTTTTATCGGATAAATACATAATTGGACTTTACCAAGATTTAGAGGATGAGGTCATAGCTGATATTGCCCGGAGAGTGCAGAAAACCGGACGATATACTGAAACAGCGGAACTTATGGCAAAATCAATGGTAGAAAATGGATTTTCTGCGGATAAAATCCGTGTAGAAGTCATGAAAATGCTTCGTGCTGATAAAGATTTTCAGATGGCGGTTGCAGAAAACACTATGGCATATAAGCGAGAGGTGCAGCAGATTATTAATAATACCATAGAATCTGCAAAGGAAGCAGGAAAAACTTTGATAGCAGAAGCCGGTGATATGGCATGGAATAATGATCTTTCTATGTGGGAACAACAGGGGGAAGATCTGACAAAGCCGAACAGCTTAAGTAAATTTATAAAGGCATCTTCTTTGCAGACATCCGGAGCACTTAGGAATCTGACAAAAACGATGGGATTTAAGAATACAGCACTTGGCACAACTGGCGTAATGGATATGTATCAGCGAGAGATGGATCTCGCACTGATTAAGGTATCTACCGGAGCATTTTCTTTTGACCAGGCAGTCAAGGATTGTGTACATCGTTTGGCACAGAGCGGATTGAGAAGTATTGACTATGAAAGTGGAAGATCGTACCAACTTGACGTTGCTGCCAGAATGGCTGTCAGAACTGGAATGTCACAGCTATCTGGAAAAATTACGGAGGAAAATCTGAAAAACTCCAACCATGACCTTGTAATCACAACTCAGCACATGGGTAGCAGACCGGATCATGCGGTATGGCAGAATAAAGTGTTTTCTTATTCTGGAAAAAGCAAGAAATATCCGGATTTTGTCAAAGAAACAGGGTATGGAACTGTCACAGGATTAAAGGGAGCAAATTGTACGCATGATTTTTATCCATATTGGGAAGGTGCATCTATAATCCCAGAGGATATAAAAGAACCTGATCCAAGGACAATCGGTGGAAAGACCTATACTTATTATGAATCCACGCAGAAACAGCGTCAGATGGAGCGGCAGATCAGAGCAACCAAGAGAGAAATTGAAGCAATAAAAAGTATTGGCGGCGATGCACAGGATTTGCAGAATAAATTGCGTGGACAGATGGCAGATTATAAAAGCTTTTCAAAGGCTGCCGGGCTGAAAGAGCGTGATAACCGACTTAGATTGGTTACTGGAACGAGTAATCTCGTCAAAACTGTTACATATCAGCGTGAAAATAAATTTGTAAGAAGTAAAAATCGTGGTATAATTAATAGTAGGAATATGGCAAACGGAATGCGACAGAGTCCATTTGTTGTATTAGAAGATGAACAAATTGAAAAAATACAGCAATATGCAAATGAATTGGATATTCCAGTAGATATTCTTAGTTTTAATACAGGAACGCAGACAGGTTTTGTTGATGGAACTAAAATTATCCATATAAGGGGAGATATCATACCTGATAAGGAATCAACAAACAATAGAGATTTATTGTCAGAAAAAGCAGTTTTGGCGCATGAATATTACGGACATTATATGAATGATCCATCACAGTTTAGGATTGGTGATTGGAGAGATGAATTTAGGGCGAGTTATTCTGCATCAATCAATGCGCCCGGATTAACGGATATGGATAGAAGAATGTTAATGCTTGATGCATACGACAGAGCAAAAGAAGCGGGAGTTCCTGTTAAGTATAATAAGAATGCAAGGAGGATAATTTATGGTTATGATGAATGATATAGAACGGAAAGCATTAAACGAAAAACTTAATAATCCCCAAAAAGATGTACGATGTCCTCGTTGTGGCAATATAATTAATTATGATAAAAGAGGAAATTCTATTGCTGTAGAATGTGCTACAAAAGATTGTATTTATGGAGGAATAAGAGGAATATAAAACACTATTTACAATAGAATGACTATTTTTCATTGCTAACATGCAAAAAGTGTTATATAATATCACTAGGGGTGATATATTGAATCCTAGTAGATTTATCTGGTATCCTTGTCCAAAGTGTGGAAGCCACCTTTTGGCAATCAATAAAGATACCGAAGTTAAAAATTTGCCGTGCAAATGCAAGCACTGCAAACGAGAAAGTTTAATAACTATAGTGCCGATGATTAGAGCCGATTAGTCAAGTCTTAAATTAGGACTTGATTGATTGGCTCTTTTTAATGCCGCGGATTGATGTAATGGCAGCATACTGGTTTCCTTAGCCAGTAGTGGTGGTTCAAATCCACTGTCCGCAATTATCTGTGGGTGATTCTCCCACGTTAAATAAATCATCGTTAAAGGAGATAGAAGTAATGAAGAGAGAAGAATTAGAAGCACTTGGCATGACGAAAGAACAGATCGATAAAGTATTGGACATGCATCATGCGGAGCTTGATCCGGTTCAGAAAGATCTGGAAACAACACAGGCAGATCTGACTGCTGAGAAGACTAAAACCGCGACACAGGAAACAACCATCAAGGATCTGAAAAAGGATCTTGAGGAGTTTAATGATGCCGATGTGAGCGGAATGAAGCAGAAAATCGAAGATCTTGAGAAAGACATTAAGACAAAAGATGCAACGCATCAGCAGGAGATTGCGGATCGTGATTTCAATGATCTTCTCAAAGAGAGTATTGCATCCGCAAATGGTAAGAATGCTAAGGCGATCACTGCTCTTTTGGATGTTGATGTCTTGAAAGCATCTAAAAATCAGAAAGAGGACATTGCAGCAGCAATCAAGACATTGACGGAAGCAGAGGACAGCAAAATGCTGTTCGGTGAGCCGGAACCGAAACCGGCAGGAAAAGTTGATCTTATCGGGGGAGTGAAAAAGACATCTGATGAAGGAGTTTCTTCTCTGATGGATGCATTAAAAGAAAAATACAAGCAGTAAAGGAGAATAATTATGGCATTAACATTAGAAGAAGCAAAAGTCGGTTATGCAGACAAAGTAGAACAGAATGTGATCGATGAATTTAGAAGATCGTCCATCCTGCTCGATAAACTGACATTTGATGATACCATTTCACCAACAGGCGGTAGCAATCTGGTATATGGATATCAGAGATTAGAGACACCATCTACCGCATCAGTACGTCAGATTAATGCTGAGTACTCACCAAACGAAGCAAAGAGAACCAAATGCACAGCAAGCCCGGTAATCCTTGGTGGCTCATTCCAGATTGACCGTGTGATCGCACAGACATCTGGTGCTATTAATGAGATGGATTTCCAGATTAAAGAGAAAACAAAGGCGGGAGCGAATTACTTCCACAATTTGGTAATTAATGGGACATCTGCAGCTTCTGGCACAGGATATGTACCTAATACCTTTGACGGACTTAAAAAGATTTTGTCTGGAAAATCAACCGAGATGACAACTAATATTGACATTTCAACATCTGCATTATTAGACAGCAATTACAACGCATTGCTTGATGAATTAGATACATTCATTGCATTATTGGCTGCAAAACCAGATGTGTTAATGATGAACAGTAAGATGCTTACAAAGGTGAAGTCCGCGGCACGTAGAGCAGGATATTATGACAGAAATAAGGATGATTTTGGTCGAACTGTAGAGACATACAATGGAATTATTCTTATGGATGCAGGACAGTATTATAACGGTTCTACTACAGAAGATGTTGTTTCTACGTCAACACCTGGTTCAGATGCGTATGGTACAACTGATATTTATGCGGCAAAACTTGGACTTGATGCATTCCACGGAATTTCCGTAGATGGCAGCAAGATGCTTAAGACATACCTTCCAGATTTACAGGCACCTGGAGCTGTAAAAACAGGAGAAGTCGAGTTGATCGCTGGAGCAGTACTTAAAAACAGCAAGATGGCTGGTGTGCTGAAAGGAATTAAATTATTAGGCAAGACAGCCTAAGGAAAGAGAGGGAGCTTGATATGCCTTATATTGATTGGGAGCATTACAGCTCCCTTTATACGAATGTTCTGGAAGATGATTTTCCAGCATTTCTGCAAAAAGCATCTGCTAAACTGGATGTACATACCCATATGAGGGCGAGAAAGTTTGAAGATACTTATGACGAAGCATCGGCAACGTACTTTCAGAAGCAGGTGCATGTGCAGATACAGAATACCGTCTGTGATCTGATAAATGCACTTTATATGCAGGAATCTACTGGGATGGGAACAGGAGTTTCGTCTGTAAGCAATGACGGGTATTCAGAATCATATAAGATTACTACAGTTGCAGAGAAAGAAGCGCAGCTTTTATCAATTATAAGAAGTGGTCTTTCTGGTACGGGATTGGCAGGTGCGTTATGAGTGGATTATTTACCGATACAGTTACGATTTACAATAAAATTTCTGATTCAGAATGGAAAAGAACAGTTGTAAAAGGCGTACAGTGGTCTGATAAAACCGAAAAGAAAAATGAAAATGGTAAAATCAGCATTGCACGGTATGCGTCTGTGACGTTTCCAGTTGGAACTTACAATGGTTTATCACTTAATTCTTATAATGAAGAGGATTGCCTTGTATATGGAGAAGTTGAGGACGTTGTAGAGGATGTCAAAGGGCAAAGGATTTCTGATTTGATGAAGAGATATCCAAAATCAGGAATGATACAGTCAGTAAACGATAATTCCAATCGAGATTTTTGTAAAAACATTAAGGTGGTGGTGGCGTAATGCCTAATATGTTTCAATTTATCTGTGATATTCCTGCGGTGATAAAAAAACGAGGACTTGAAGATAATGGAAAAGTTCAACAGTTTATTGATTCAGAATGTCTTCGGCTATGCGAACCCAAAGTACCAAAGAGGGAGAATATTCTGATTGAATCCGGTCATTTAAATACTGTAATTGGAAGTGGACAGATAAAGTACCGCACACCTTATGCAAGGCGATGGTATTATATGCCAGCGAAATTCCATGAAGCACCAGAGCGCGGAAACTATTGGTTCGAACGCATGAAGCAGCAGTATAAAGAAAAAATTCTTTCTGGTGCAAAGAAAATTGCAAGTGGAGGTTGATATGACTATTTCACAATATATTGTAAAAATGCTTAGCAATTATGATGGTTTATCAATTGATATGAACCATGTAGCAGATGGCTCCGATCAGTATGGTCTTTTTAAATCACCATCAAGAGACTTAAAGGAAATGACAGACGGAAGTTGCGAGATCACAGAATATTATAATTTTATCGCACGCCAGTCAACCGGATCAAGATCAGAGAGGAAAGAATCTGATGAATGGTTAGAAGATCTAACATATTGGGCAGATGATTTCGCTTACACATATGCATTTCCAGCACTTGATAAAAATAGAATGGTGACCGGATTTTCCATTACCGGGAATCCATATCCGATGGAAGCAAGTGACAAAGATACATTATATCAGATGTCATTGTCCATCACTTATTTACGAGAAAGAGAGGTATCATAAGGTCAGGATTAACAAGATTAAAAAAACATAGAACTATTCCATTTTTGAACACCGCCGAGACATCGGCATTAACACCTTCGTGGGCGAGAATTGGAAAATCCACAGTATTTGACTTGGTTTTGAACGCACAGACCGAGGATAATGATTTTATTGAGGATGAAATCCCAACAACAGATATTAAATACTACAAACCATCACTTGCGCAGGAGTTACAGGCAAACAAGGGAGATGCGGCATTTGATTATCTGTATGATATGTTTTTCAATTTGCCTACAGGCGAAGATGTAAAGAAAGATCTCCTGATTGTATTTGATGGAAATATTGGATCAGAGGAAACGCCTAAATTTAAGGCATGGAAAACAAAAGCAACTTTAACACTGGATCATTTTGATTCCGTTGCAGAGAAGATTTATTTTAGTTTTTCAATTAACCACATTGATCGAGGTACTGTTACGGTTAGTGATGGAGTACCGACATATACTGCGGATAGCGCGACTTAGGAGGATTTATGGATTATACAGTAATTATTAACAGTAGAAGTTATGATTTGCCGAAAAAGACAGTTTCAGTTATGAATAAGCTGGATGAAGTTTTGAAAGTGGACAATCTTAATATCAAGGCAAGACAAAAATTTGAAAAATTACATGAATTTGTAAAAGATATTCTTGGTGAGGCGAATGCAAAAGAGATTTTAGGATCGGACAATCTGGATGAAATCGATCTGTCAGATTTATCCATCGGAGTGCTGAAAATCAATGATGCTTATAATAAACCTTTAAACGATTATAAGATGGAGAAAATGAGAGCAACGTTGAACTCGGCGCAGATTGATAAAATTAATAATCTGGTACACAGCGCAACAGCAATGGCTAATCTTCCGGGTGCAGCCAATGCTTGATCTTACAAGAAAATCACTACCAAACACCGTCAGAGTGGGCGGTAGTGATTTTTCTATATATACAGATTTTCGTGTTTGGATGAGATTCGAAATTGAAGTAGCAAAGCTTAGGCGTGGAGAAAATATCGATGTTTCGTATTTATTTAAAAATGAAATGCCGGCGGATTGTAATTTGAATGAATTATTTGGTTTTTCAAGACCGGAAACGCCATTGCCAAGGGATATTTATCATCGAAATGTAATCACATTGGATTATGAACTTGATAGTGATCTCATATACAGTGCAGTTTTAGGTCAATACGGCATTGATTTATTTGAAGTGGACGAATTGCACTGGCATAAGTTTTTGGCTTTGATGCGAGGACTTAACGACAGCACGAGACTTCGTGAAGTCATGGGGTATCGCTGTTATGAGAAGAATCAGGATAAAGATAGAGATATATATTCTGAAATGCGTAGAGCATGGGAAATTGATAGGAAAACAGAAACTGAGTTGGAAGAAGATGAAAAATTCAGCAATCTTTTCAACTAGGAATGCGAGGTGAACCAGTGAAGGTCTGATGGATCTTTAGTTTTTGATACAAAATTATTAACAGATGGATTTAAAAAGGGCGTCAGTGCACTGGGGGGCATAACAGTCAATGGCATGAAAACAATTACTGCCGGAATAACTGCCGGAGTTACGGCGGCAGCCGGAGGGATTGCTGCAATCGGAACGGCAGCGGTCAGTGCCTATGCAGATTATGAACAGCTTGTAGGCGGTGTCGAGACTTTATTTGGAGCTGGCGGCCAGAGCGTATGGGATTATGCCGATAGCGTTGGAAAAAGTGTAAATGAAGTGCGAGAAGAATATGGAAAACTTATGATCGCACAAAACGAGGTCATGGATAACGCTTCCAAGGCATATAAAACAGCCGGTCTGTCTGCTAATGAGTACATGGAAACAGTTTCCGGGTTTGCCGCATCTTTAAAACAGAGTACATCTAGTGAACTAGAAGCGGCTCAAATTGCAGATCAAGCCGTTATTGATATGGCAGATAATGCAAATAAGATGGGAACGTCAATGGAATCCATCCAGAATGCTTATCAAGGATTTGCAAAACAGAATTACACGATGCTGGACAACTTGAAGCTGGGATACGGTGGTACGAAGTCAGAGATGGAACGACTTCTTGCAGATGCAACAGCCTTATCAGGCGTTGAGTATGATCTGGACAGCTTGAGTGATGTATATTCAGCAATCCATGTGATTCAGGATGAATTAGGTATCACAGGTACGACTGCGAAAGAAGCAAGCACGACAATTCAAGGTAGTGTCGGAGCCATGAAAGCATCATGGCAGAATTTGCTTATCGGTGTTGCTGATGACAATCAGAATTTCGACCAACTTGTAGAAGATTTTGTTAATTCTGTTGGAACTGTAGCAGAAAATATATTACCACGAGTAGAAATCGCTCTGGATGGTGTCGGAAATCTGGTTGAGGAATTAGTTCCGATTATTATTGATCGAATCCCAGAATTGGCGAATGATGTTCTGCCAGATTTAATACAGTCTGGTGTAAACATGATTTCATCTATTGTAACTGGCTTGAACGAAAATTTACCGGAACTTTTGAGTGGTGGGGCAGAAATTCTTAATACGCTTTCAGAGGGAATTTTATCACTGCTTCCAATGCTTGGAGAGGCTGCTTATAACATAATCACAACATTAATATCAGGAATCACCGATAATGCGGATTCTGTATTCAGTAGTGGTAGTGAGATATTGCTTAATCTTGTGAATGGTATAGCAGAAAAACTGCCTGATTTATTATCTTCTGGGGTTGATGCTGTGATATCATTAGCAATGGCGATAACAGAACCTGGTACACTGACAAATATAATCACGGCTGGTATTAATTTGCTGGTTTCGTTGGTGGATGGAATTTTAAATGCACTTCCAAAATTGTTAGAGGCTGCACCAATTATCATTGCACGGTTGGTATCGGCATTAATTTCAAATGCACCGCAGTTATTAAAGGCTGCTGTTCATATCCTTGTAAAATTGGCAGAATTTATGATTTCAAACACAGCAAAATTGTTGGCAGCCGTACCGAAATTGTTTACTAGCCTTGTAAACAATTTTAAAGAGATGGATTGGGGAAGTATCGGTAAGAATATTATTGATGGAATTTGGAGCGGAATACAAGCGGGCTGGGATTGGTTGACCGGAAATGTAAAAAATCTTGCGACAAATCTGTTTAATGCTGCAAAAGATGCCCTTGGAATCCATTCACCATCGCGTAAGTTTAAATATCTGGGTGAGATGTGTGTTGCTGGTTTTGATGATGGTATACAGGATCTTATGAGCACAGACGGTATTACAAAGAACATTAATGCTAGCATTTCAACGGTAAGTGCTGGAATATCTGGTAATGGTACTAGTACTGGATTAGGAAGCTTCAATCAGACAATTAATGTTAATCAGCAGATTTCAACACCAGACGAACTTGCAAGAGCAGTAAGAGTTGAAAGTAAACAGGGATTAATGAGGGGCGCGTATGGATACTAAAGTGTGTATTCGCTTCGTGAGAAGTGATGAGAGAGAATTTTTAATAGATGGAACAGATTGGAAAATTCCATCAAAAGGTTTAGATGGATTTGGTTCATATGAAAACGACATCACCACGGTAGATAATGCCGTGGGAGATGGCGGGATCATTGTCTCTGACAGAATTGCTCCGAAAGATAGGACTGTGACTGCTATTTCACGAAATCCATATCTGAATGATGTTTTGAGGAAGAGTGCAATATCATTTTTTAACCCGAAATTCGATTACAAAATGTATATAACGTACATGGGCATCACTAGATGGGTGAAAGGTAAAATTTATAAATTTAGCATTCCGGCTCAAAATGTAAACCGGGTGATGGAAATGAACATTACATTGTTAAGTCCAAACCCATTTTTTAAAAGTTATGATAATTTTGGCAAAAACATTGCTTCTGTTGTCGGAATGTGTGGATTTCCATATTTGTGCAGTATAACAAGTGGCACGCCAAAGGGAATCACTGGTGGCAAATTCAATTTTGCTAAAAAAGTGTTGCTCGACAATGATGGAGATGTAGATACCTATTGCAAAGCAGTAATATCAGCAAACGGAGATGTCGTGAATCCTAAAATCATTATTAATGATAATTATGTCAGGGTTCTGGATAATATGAAAGCAAATGATGTTATTATTATTGATTTCACACAGAATCCACCAACGGTAAAAAAGAATGGTGTTAATTTTATAGGACACTGCGATAGAACATCTGCATTTGATGATATGCAGCTTCCAGTTGGTAGTTCGGAAGTTTCTTTTGATGCAGACACTGGAAGCAATCTTATGAATGTTTCGATTTATTATAATAAACTTTATGGGGCAATTTAGGAGAAATCATGAAAGGATTTAATACGATCGCACTAGATAAAAATTATCAGATAGTGTCATTAATACGGTCAACAAATTTACAATGGAGCAGGAAATTCCACGAAGCTGGAACGTTCTCCATACAGATTCCGATAGAGCAGTATAATTCGTCAATGAGGTATATTTACACAAAAGATAGACCGGAACTTGGAAAGATAACACAAATAAATTACGTCCGGCAACAGCAGTATAAATATATTCAGTTGAGCGGGTATTTCATGGAAAAAACATTAGACAGACATGTTATATTTCAGAACGGTGCATCAAATGTGACAAATGCCCCTTCATGGTCATTCCAGAGTGGAAAAGCAGAGGATGTGGCATATGCTTTTTTCAATGCCTTTAAAACGTTAACTACAGCAAGTGCAAGTTCTGATCTAAATATTATTTCCGGAATATCGCTTGGAAGAGGAAAAGATTCTGTGCATTATCGTAACGGAGAACTGCTCGGATGGAAAATCTATGACATCTTAAAACCATCCGGTATGTCTTATAGAGTACTTTATGATTTCGTGGAAAGTAATAAGAAATTTGAAGTATGGAGTGGATCTGACCGGACGGAAAATAATGCAGATGGAAATAATCCAATTATTTTTTCGACAAAATACGGAAATATAAAGAACCCAAATATTTTGATTGATGATACAGAATATAAAAATGCTTGCCTGAATACGAATGAGCAAACAGATAATGATGTCACTACGTATGTTTCGAGAGCTACTTTTAACGCTGCATCTGGCGATGATGAGTATTGGTTTTTATCAAATAGTTCTACATTAAATAGAAATGAGTATACAAGCAGCGATTTGGCTGTTGCTATGGATAATGAAGCACTAAATGCATTAACCGGATATCCCAAAATTATTAATGTTGAATTTGACGCAATGGAGAGTAGTTACGAATATGGAACAGATTTTGATTTGGGAGATTTATGCAGCATAGAAATTCCGGAAATGGATTTGTCTGCACAAGCCAGATTAATTGGCTGCTATGAAGTCATGAAGTCCGGGCAGTGGAGCATGACAATGGAATTCGGCACACCAATAATTTTAAAAAGATAGAGGAGGACAAAAAATATGATAGGATTTCCTTTTGATTCACATGTCACATTTGAGAGTGATGGAACACCGGTGTATGATCGTGCGATTACGTCAGCACCACTCAGAAAACTGATAGCCAAATTATTAACGGATGGCGTTTTACCAAACCCATCTACCAATCTGCAGGTCGAAGCAGGTAGTGGAATGAATGTTGTTGTTAATCCTGGTTTTGCAATTTGTGCAGGAGGGTTGAAACTGGAAGAAAATCAGCGGACGCTTGCAATTCAGGCAGCAGATTCTAATTATGATCGAATTGATACTGTAGTCTTAAGATGGAACGATAATGATTCGGAGAGAATCTGTGATTTATATATTGTAGAGGGCATACCTGCAGCAAGTCCTTTAAGACCAGAGCTTACAAGAACAGAATCTATTTGGGAATTAGGATTAGCAGATTTATTTATAAATAAAAATTCTTCCGCTATTTCCAATCAGAGAATTACGGACACACGTTATGAAACTGCAAGATGTGGCATTATATCGGCAATCAGCGAATTTGATACAACAACATTATATCAGCAAGTGCAAGCTGATCTTGCCGGATTTAAAGCATCGGAGCAGGCAGATTTTATTGCATGGTTCGATGATATAAAAGGTCAGTTATCTGAGGATGCAGCCGGAAATTTACAAAAGCAGATCGGAACGTTGGAAGCTTTAAAAACAGAAGTGAAAACTAATCTTGTCAATGCTTTGAATTGGGTTGTTGATAAAACGTCCGGTGTTATTGCGAAGCTTGGAAGTGCGGATATATCAAAAATCGGTGATGGAACTGTGACCGGAGCGATAGCAGAAAATAAAGATGCAATAGAGGATGTCACCCAGAGTTTAACTGAGTTAAACGAAGTGATCTTTAAAGAACCTAGTCAAATCAAATATCTATATAATTACACATCTGCAATGCAGAAAGTGTTCGAGTATGAA